ACGTGCTGAACCACTTGCGTCTGGGTAAACTAATATTCTGTTTGAAGGGTAGCGTCTTTTTATCTCTTGTGCCAAAGCATCAGTATCTTTTTGTTTACTAATTTCATCTATTATTACTAGCTTTTCACCATCCCTTATACCTACAACACAGTTGCAATTCATAACATTAAAATCAACTCCACATAAAAGAGTTTCCATCTTTGTATCAAATGGGATTTTATCTATAACGTGATCTTCTCTTGAGAATCTATTATAGACCTGACCGCTGGTCAAATTGACCCATTGTCCAAGAAGGTAAGCTTTAATTAACTGCGGTGGATAATTCTCATATAAAGACGGAATAAAGGTATCTGGAAGATAAGGATTGTCAGCCGTTTTTGCTTGTATCAAAGCAGTATCAGATTTCCTATTTTTTTCAAATGTTTCAAATGCCCAGCCATGACCTTCTGGAGTTGTTGTTGCATAAAACTGTTGAACATTACCTGATCTTAATCTTGCTAATGCCATGTTCATAGCGGATTCTGCATCACGTTTTGGGATAGTATCTGCCTCATCAAATCCAACCGCACAGAGGTTTTGCCCTCTTAATCTTTGATATGTAAGCATCGTCCTTAACAAGATCGTATGTGTTCCCTCCTCCCAAGAAAGTTGATACTCAGGAAGCGGTGATGCTCTGAATGTGTAAGGTATTTGCCATTGGTCTAATAGTTCGTTAAATGTGCGAATTAAAATGTCCCTAAGCATGGGAGCCGTAGGTTGAAAAACAGCAGATACATGACCGATGTTCATACAGGCAAGCATTACAGCTTTAGAACACAAGGCATAAGTTTTACCAGCACCAAAACCACAAACAAGAGCAAGTTTTCTGTGATCAATATCTTTACAAAACTTTTCTTGATGAGGTAATAAATCTTGATAAATTCTTTTTATTGTTTGTTGTGTAGTTGGAAGATTGTATGCACCAACTTCATATAAAACATTTCCAGCTTTTGCTGTATCTAAAATGCTCACGATACAATCTGTGCAAGTTTTGCGGCTGTATTGATCGCACCAAGAGCTATGTGATAATGACCAGCCCTTCTAGCTTCCATCTGTAAAGTACTGCATTGAGCTAAAAGATCAGCCACCATTTGAGGTCGTTCCATATCCCAATCCTTTTTCAACTCTTCTCTGGCTATGTTTATGTACTTACAACAAGCTCTTTCCCCCACCCCCCAATTCTCGGCCGCATAACGTACGCAGTCGGATCTACGGCCACCGTTTGCAATAATGCGAGCAAACTTTTGTGACCTGATTATTGTTTCAGCTTTTGATCCTTTTTTACTCATTAATTAAATGATACACGTTTTGCTTTGTTACCTGTAAAATCCTCCCATCTTTTCACTATTACATCACAGTATTTTGGATCTAACTCCATAAGATAAGCGTGTCTATTTGTACTTTCAGCAGCAATTAAAGTTGACCCAGAACCACCAAACAAATCAAAAACTATTTGATTTTCTTTACTGCTATTTTTAAGTGCATTTTCAATTAAAGAAATTGGTTTCATAGTTGGGTGTAAATCATTTTTTAAAGTTTTTTGAAACTCCCATACATCTTCTTGTTTATATCTTTCACCGTAAAAAGAACCTCCTGTTTGCCCATATACTATTGGCTCATATCTTAATTTATAATCTTTATTTGATAAAGTAGATTGATTTTTAACCCAAGCAATAATACTTTTCCACTGCAAATTATTTTTTCTCATAGCTGAAAGCAATAAATCTAAATCCAATTGAGAAAAACATATATACCATGAAGAGGGTTTACATAAAAAAATTATTTTACAAAATAAATCACAAAAATCATACAAATTATCATTTTGCAATTCATCATTTTTTATAGTTTCAAATTTAGTATTTGCACTTTTAGGGCCAAAAATTTTTTCACCGTTTATAGTTGTATTGTTTAATAATTGACCAGTAAAATTAATTCCATAAGGCGGGTCAGTAAAAATCATATTAACTTTTTTATTATCAATTAGTTTTTCAACGTGCTGAATATTTGTAGAGTCACCACATAAAAGGCGATGATTGCCAAGAATATATAAATCACCCTTTTTTGTTAAAGGTTCTTCTGGAACTTCTGGAACATTATCTGGATCTGTTAAACCTTCAGTTGGTAATACTTCTTTTTTAGAAAGTATGTCATCAAGTTCTTTTTTATCAAAGAAATCATTTAAGTCATGTTCTTTTGATAATTGTTCAAGCATATCTATATCCCACTCTGAAAGATCCCCTGTTCTGTTGTCTGCTATTGCTAAACCTACTTTTTGATCTTCTGTAAGATTCGATCTTTTTACAGCAATTATTTCATCACCATTTGCTTCTACTATTTTTAAGTTTTTAATGCCTGCGGCTTTAGCCCCTGCGATTGTTCCATTTCCGGCAAGGATGCGATTATTTTCATCAATCACTATTGATCTTGCCGCACCATATTGCTCAAGACTTTGTTTTATAAGTTTTGCAGATCTATCTGTACGCTTACGAGCGTTTTTAGGATCGTTTTGTAAATCATTTATTGAAGTCATGTTGCCATAGTAGTCCAGTATCAAAAAATAAACAAAATGAGACTCATTTAAGATTACTAGGTGTTCCCACGTTCCCATGTGTTCCCAGAAATGCTTAAGACTTACCTAACCCTATATATACCCCTAATATACCTATTATTATATTTATATATAAAACATAGAGAACATAGAGAACATATATATATAAGATAGTGATAGCAAGGGTTTTAGTCGTTCCCAGTAGTGGGAACAGGGGAGAGAACAGGTAAGAACCAAACCCATTTAGGTGTTCCCTCCAATCTTTTTCTTTTACGTTCATAATGTAAGGATTTGAGAATAGATGAGACAGTCATGGTGTCAGATTTTGTTTGATTAGAGATTGGTTTTTCTATCGCTTCAGTTAATAAAAGTTCTATGGTTATATCCTTGAGAGCATTTGCTGGATCGTTTAAGTAATTGACAATAACAGATTGCCAAGGACTATCGACCATATATTTTAGGTTTTCTTTTTCGATTTGATTTTCCTGTTCAGTTGATAAAAAATGCTGTTCTTTATTTTTAAAGAGGTGAATAGCTGCTGACCACAACGAGTCCCGCTCTAGCTGTAGTGCATCAAGATCTATTGATTTTGTTGTGCAGGGTATTATGTGAAATCTACGATTGCCTGTGTCATCTATTAATACTCCTGATTCCTTGTTTGTACTTCCGCAAATAATGCCTCTTCTAGGCCACTCTTCTACGGCCTTACCGTATGGAACTCTGAGGAGGTCAGTTGATCTTGATAAAAATGCTTTTATAACACCAGCGTGTTTACGGCTTGTTACTCCGTCAATTTCTGACCATTCCATTCCCCATGAACGGTGTAGAACTAAAAGATCATCTTTAGATGAAATATCACCGAGGGCATCTGAAAAGAAAGGGCCGAACAGTACTTGCCAAAAAGAAGATTTTTTAATTCCCTGCGGCCCTTGTAATACTGTTGCTGTGTCATGTTTACAACCAGCCATAAATGCTCTTCTTACTGCGTTAATGAGAGTAAGTTTTAGCATGGTGTCATATATAGTTGGCTCTGCTAAATTTTGATCCTCTGGCCTAAGATATGTAGATGCCATTCTTTCAATGCCAAAAAGTTCTGGTTTTATTTCGTTGTAGCAATGATCAAGATAAAGTTTTACAGGGTCATATTCATTCTCATGTGCAACTTTTAAGAGACAATCAACAGCCATCTCTTTTGGTACTTTATAACCAAGTTCTGCAAGTGTTAGGTAGAAAAGCTCAATATTTTTTAAAACTTTGCCATCCATTTCTATGGAATGAGAAAAAATATTAAATCTAATTTCCTGTTTAAGGTTGCGTAAAAAATTTATCAATTCCTGTGATGTAAGCTGTTCAAGTTTTGTAGGAATTATTGTAGATTTTTCCTGTGGTTTTATTGAATTTGGAAAACTGCGTTGTGGTGGTGTCCAACCATCCTCTGAAGCAAACTTTTGGAGAGTGCCTAATGAGACTCCAGATGACTTAAAAGAATCCCATTTAAGCTGACATTCTCCACCTTTATATTTTGCATTTTTTTCAGAAAGTGCCTCCCAATCGTGAAATAAAGAATGATCTCCCACAGAATGAACAGCCATACCAATTTTTATCCAATCGTCATAGTTATCTAAACGATCAGGATTGATTGCTTGTAATAAAGAACGTGCCTTCTCTGAATCTGAATTATATGTTTTAACTGGTGTAACTTTTTTTTCTTTTTGCTTCATCATCTTTTCGATTATGGCAAGAGGAGCTTCAGCGATAGAAAGATCTCTTGGTGATCTATTATCCATCCACCTGTAACCATCTGTTATTGGATGAGATCCAGAAACTATTGACTGTGTACCATTCCACCGAAGTTCTATCTGTTCGACAGACCCATCTTCATCTTTTACCCCTGTTTGAAATTTACGAGTTTTAATTTTTGACCAATATTTTTCTGGCACTTGGTAAATTATTTGAAATCTACCAACCCGACCTGATGTTACCATCCATGAAGGTGGAAGAGATGATAGTGAAAGACCCCATTCACCTAATATCTTTGCTGCTGATAAGCCGTCATGGTCGAGAAATAAAAGTCCACCTGATAAACTGCCGCAGCAAACACCTATACCTGTAGATCTTTTAGCTGATATTTCTTTAAATAGTTGTGAACGTGTAAGAGGATTATTTTGCCAGTCGTTTTGATATGGCCTTTTATTTTTGACGGCAACATAACCCCATGCCTTTGGCAAGCCAAGTAATTCTTCTTTTATATCCATCGTTATGCAGCTTGCTCCATTCTTTCAGAGACTATAGATCTTAATAAACAAGACCTTGATTCAGAACCTTTATTATCATCAAGCCATTTTATTTGACCCTGTGAAAGTTGAATATTGATTGTTTTTAAAGTTTGCTCTTGTTCCATATCTAGGGTTGTTTTTGTGTAACTATTGGGTAAGATACCACTAAATCTAGTACAGTCAATGATTCAATTAAGAGAATATCAAAAAGAAGCAAGCGAAAAACTTACAAGGCTTTGTAATAATTATGGGCATGGATATTTAAGTGGTGAATGTAGAACAGGCAAAACACTTGTTGCTTTATCAGTTGTAAAAAATATTGAGGCAGATAAGGTTTTAATAATTACAAAAAAGAAAGCGATCAGCAGTATAAAAAAAGACGTAAATTTGATGAATTTAACAGATAAAATTGTTGTCACAAATTTTGAGCAATTAAAGAATTTTGAAGGTACATCATGGAATATTGTCATTGTTGATGAAGCTCATAGTGTTGGTGCATTTCCAAAACCATCACAACGGCAACAAAATATTTTGAAATTAAGGTATGGAATAATTATTTTAATGAGTGGAACACCAAGCCCAGAAAGTTGGAGTCAGTTATATCACCAGTTTGCTTTGACTAATATCTGGAATGAATATTCAAGATATGGCCGTAATGGTTTTTATAGATGGGCTGGTGATTATGTCGAGATTAAGGAAAAAAGAGTTGGAACAGGAATTGTTGTAAAAGATTATTCAGATGCTTATGTAAATGTGATTAAAAGAGATATTGAGCCTTTTATGGTCTATATGACGCAAAAAGAGGCTGGTTTTAGTCAGGAAATAGAAGAAAATGTACATTTAGTGAAAATGTCTAAAAGAACTTATAGGCTTGCTTTGAGGATTATTAAAACAGGTGTCATAGGAAAATCAAAAGGAAGGAGTGTTTTAGCTGATACTGGAGTAAAGGTGATGAGCAAGTTAAAACAAATATTTAATGGTCATGTAATAACAGAAAGACATGGCACAGTAATTTTTGATAAGAGCAAAGTTGAATATATAAGAGATACTTTTAAAGGCAAAACTGCGATTATGTATTGTTACAAGGCCGAAGAAAAAATGCTTAAAAAAGTTTTTGGTGATTGTGTTACTGAAGATCCAGTTGAATTTAATAGTAATAAAGACAAAGTTTTTATTGGTCAGGTTAAAAGTAGCAGGGAGGGAGTGAATTTAAGTAGTGCAGATGATGTTGTCTTTTTGGGAATAGATTATTCAGCGTTGAGCTATTTGCAGGGCAGAGAAAGAGCCAGTTATTTAGGAAGGGATAGGAATAATAAAGTGCATTATATTTTTGCAGAAAAAAGTATAGAGCCAAAAATTTTCGAGGTAGTACAATTAAAAAAGAATTATACGATTAATCATTATCGTGATCACAGAGCAGCAATATCAGAAGAAGCTAATCGACAGATACGAAAAAGAGGGCTGGACGGTGATCAAACTTATTATGTGCAACAAAGCTGGACTTCCTGATATTGTTTGTATGAAACCAGATGAAGTTAAGTTTATTGAGGTAAAAGGGCCAAAGGGCAGATTGAGTGAAGTGCAGAAATATAGAATTGATGAACTGAAAGAAGCTGGTTTTGATGTTCAAGTAATGAAACCTTGTTGACAGTTGTTGACACTTGATGTAATATAAATGTAAATCAACCCCTTAATTAAATGACTAAAAAAACTCTTTATGTAGAAATCGGAGAAGAAGATCTTGGTATCATTTATGCCGATCCAGAAAACCAAAAAGAAGGTTTAGCAGATTTTACAATTGTTGACGCTCCTAACGATCTTAAAAGTGAGATTGGCTGCTTGGTCAGACTTCCACTAAATGAAATGAAAATCATTGAAGAGGCTAAATAAACGACAAAATTCAAATGTTGGTTATGGAAAATTCAAGACGAGAATGGCATGACCGTTTCACCAATTTTTGTCCTATTGGCATTTTGAGTTTTCATAAGCTCTAATTTCTTTTATACTGAAATCTTTTACCTGTAGTTTTGGTATCTTATTGATTTCATAGTTATGTTTAACAATAGCAGTCCTGATATGGTCATTGACCCAGTTCCCATCATTA